ATAGTGTTTGCCTTGCCTTGCTCAGTCAAGTTATCCAAGTTCTTGATCTTGACGATTTCCTCGTTGTACTTCTTGATCAACTGAAGACGAGTAGTCTCAATCAGTTGCTGCTCGGCAGTACGGTAGATGCCATCATTCTTCAGTGCAATTTGCTCAACAATAATGTCCATGTCCTCACGATACTTCTCAAGGTAGTTCAGAGCCTTGTCGCCAGCATCAACTTGCTTTTCGTTGAGCTTGAGCCTGTCTTGCTCACCCTTGTTTGCTTCTTTTATCAAATCAAGAGTGAAACGCCTACGATACTGAAGTTCTATCTCATCGTCCTTTTGCTGCTGTTTTGTTCTTTCTAACAAATCATACTCAGCCATGTACTTTTTAAGAGAATCGCCACTAGCACCGTTACGCTTAGCAATTACTTCAGCCAAAGCTCTCTCGCCTTGCGTAAGTCTTATTACCTCGTCATTTTGTTTGCGAATAAAGTCAGCAAGTTTTTTCTCAGCAGTCTCTTGCTCTTTTGTCTTTGTTTTAGGAGGAGGAGGTTCTGGGACAAAGAAACGGCGTGAACCAGTGCGTATGTCGGCGTACTGCTGATTCTGCAAGATTGCATTAAGCCTATCTTTGGCTTGTTTTATCTTTGCCTCAGTGTCTTTTATCTCTTTTTCAACATCAATGCCCAAGAAAATCTGAGTATTTTTTGGCTGTGATTTAAGTTTGTCTAAAGAATATCCAAGCCGCAAAATTTCTGCCGTGACTCCAGAAATTTCAGAAGCAGCACTCAACTCCTTGACTTTTGGGAATATCTTGTCGATTCCCTCACTGAAAGAAGTAACCCATTTTGCAATTGAAGTTGATGTACCAGTCAGCTTATCAATTGAGCCGATAGTAATCATTATTGAATTGTTGAGCTGCGTCAACGATCCACCAATTGTTACTGGGATTCCTTTGGCTTGGTCTGCAACTGCTGGCATTCCTTTAAGGAACGCTTCAATAAAGACCTCTGTTGTCAGTTTGCCTTGGTCTGCTAGGTTTTTTAGTGCACCTTGAGTAAGGCCCAAGCCAGATCGTACAGCCCTTAATACTTCAGGAGCTTGTTCATTGACAGATTGAAATTCTTGACCGCGCAAAGCGCCAGAAGCAAAGCCCTGCGCCAACTGAACCATTGCAGCAGCAGCAGATTGACCGCCAGCACCAGATACAAGAAAAGCCTTGCCAATACCATCAGTGAGCGCCAACAACTTCTCTTGAGGAACACCAAGACTTTGAGTTGCTCTAGCAAGAGAAGAATAAAGGTTTGTGGTTTCTGCAAACGATTGCCTGTTATCTTGGGCAATGTTAAATAGCTTTTGCTGTATATCAACAAAGTTTGCAGTGCCACTTGTGACGTTACCAAGCCTTGCGGTAACGCTTGTGAACTCGTCTGTCAGTTGCTTGAACTGAACAGCAATAGCACCAATGGATATGCCAGCAAACGCAGTAGTTAAAGCACGACCAACATTGGCCGCACTTTGACTTGTTTTCTGAGCAGACTTATCGACTGAATCTAGCCGACCAAGAATCGCATTGAAAGCCGCAGCAGTTTGGTCACTGGCAGTTAGATCAAATCTTATTTTCTCATTTGCCATTCTTAGACCTCTCGTGCTGCAACTTAGTCCAGATTTGCCACTCTATGAACTCCTCAAGAGACATTTCCTGTTCAAGTTCTGATACTGTCTTTCCTAATTTTTCGGCAAGGAAAAACTTGAACTGTCTCTCGTTAGAGTTTAGGAGTTTTTTTCCAACTCCGATGGATTCACCATCATGATTTGTGATGCAATTCGAGCCAGCACACCAGCGTCAACTTGAGTCTTCAAAGACATCTTGTCTTCAATGGTGAACAGACTGTCGCCCTTCTCGTCCAAAGCCTTCATGACCAACAACTCAGCAAGCATTTCGCTCTCGTTGCTGTTCCTGGTAGCCATCTGCAACTTACCCTGATCTCTCAAAGTAAATGGCTTGGAATAGATGACGAATGGGCCTTTCTCGTCCCCCCATTCAGGCACTTCAATGCGCTTGATCTGGAGGGAGTTGAAATGATCTTTTGCTCGATCAATCGCTCGCATTAGCTGGCAGTGCTAGTAGCCAAAGCACCAGTGCCCTGGACAGTGATAGAAGCCTCAACCATTCCGTCAAAGGAACCGTTGATTGTCTTGCCAGTCACAATAGCCGAGCCAGAATAGAACGTATCGCCAGTAGAAGCGCCTTCTGGATAGAACTTGATGGTGACTTCAGAGCCAACAGTCAAAGCACCTTGACCAGTTGTATCGCTTTCATCCCAGAAAACGTCCACAGAGCCGCTAAACGACTTCAAAGACGATTTGTAGGTGCGCGAAGAATCACCCATAGAGGTGTCTTCAATTGTGTCAGCGGTTTCGCTGATCGAATACGAACGAATTTCAGCCACGGCAGTTGTGCCAACGTGAACTGTACCCTCAGAACCTGCGTGATTAGCCATAATAAGCTCCTTCAAAGATTGTGACATTTTGCCACAGTTGTTTAAACAATTCTACCAAGATCAACGACCCCAACAGCAGGACTAAACACAACAGCGGGGTCTGGAAGATTCTGAAATGTGATTGCACGATATGTCATCTGAGCAATGCCAACTGGCTTATCACCAGAACCATCAATATCAATTTCTGTTCTCTCTAGCAACACTTCAAGTGCTAGACCGTTCAAGTTCTTGTTCAACGCCATTGCTGCTTCAACATTTCCGCAAATAGTGTCAAGAGTTGAATCTAAATTTGCATTCGCCAAAGCAGCGCAATCAATCACAATCTCTATTGATCTTTTTTTGTTTTGGTTGCCAATAGTTGATTGCTCGATTTGCTCAGACTTTACATAGACAGCAAGGCATGGCAGCTTTGCTTCTTCAAGAGGGTAAATTCTTGTTTTGTAAACCCTAGAGCCAGTCGATGCCAAGCCAGTGATTGTCGTGGCAACGGCATCTCTAAGTTCTGTCCTAATGTGGCTCATTGCTTCTCCAGGACAATAAATGTCATCCCTGTACCGTCATCTTGAACCACACGGCTCAAGTAAGTGACTCCAGAGACAACGAACGTATCACCCTCAGTCGCAGATGCAACATCAGATGTTCTGACCACTATTCGGGGTTGCTGCATGGCAAAACCAACCATGCCACCAGCATCAACTTCAGCATAGTCATTGTCGAAAATGCCAGTGATCGTGACAGCCGAGCCACCTTGCACGGTATAAGTTACAGGTTGACCAAAATCAACCAGCATTGCCAAACGATCAGCAGCAGATTCAACAGCCATTACTGCACCTTTTTAGGTCGCCCACGCTTGATAAGCGGAGCATCAGAAACTTCTAAGCCAATTGATGTGTTTGCCAGAACCTTCTCTTGATAAGCAGCACAACGTCCCGCTTTAATCATGAGTTTGGCTTCATGTTCTGGCAACTCAACAACCTGACCAGCACGAGTATTACCCGCGCTAGTCATGGTGCTACGCACAAATTCAACTTTCATCGGAACACCCCCGAGATTTCTCTCGGAGGCTCCCCAATCAGAGGATTTAAGCATTAGGGAGTGATGTCAGCATCGCCCAAGCAGAACGATACGGCGTTACGGACAGCAACGTCAACCGACTGCATTGCAACGATACGGACAGTGCCAGTAGTCGAAGCAGTGTATGGGTCAACCAGGATGTCCAAACCACCCCACATACCGATCAGCAGGTCGGAGAAGTTACCGAAGTAAGCATCGCCGGCAGCAACTTGGTTCGACACAATGGCACGGTAGCCGTTGATCTGACCATCTTGCAGCACGAACTGACCAGAGCCGCTGTCTTTAACAGTGGTCTTCAAAGCACCAGCCATCGAAGCGTTGATGATGTAGGCCAAGTTACCCAACAGAGCGTTGTCGGTAGCAACTTCAGTCTCCATACCCACAACTTCAGCAAAGGTTGGGTTTGTAGCAGCGAAGTCCTTGGTATTGATGCCGGAGGTGGCACGAATACCAGTAGGCTGACCGTTAGCGCCTGTACCAGCCAGAGCGCCCAAGTCGATAGCCAAAGCCAGAGCTTGAGCCAAGTCGTTGCGGATCAGGCTTTCAACATCAGGCGAACCTTGCATCATCAACTGACGGGTCACATCAGTGAAAGCGCCAACAGTCTTGGGAGCCATAGTGATCGAAGTGATCCCCATTTCGCTCTCAGCAGCAGCAGAGCCTTCAGCGAACCAGCCACCAGCAGAAGCAGAAGACTTCTTAGGAATCTTCACGTTGCCAGACAGACCAGTCAGCATGGTTGCGCCAGCTTGCATCACGCTAGAAGCGTTACGCAGGACATCAACAAATGCGTCAGGACGGAAGTTTTGACCAACCAGGCCAGCATCATCAGAGCTATTCAGATCACGCTTGTCCCATTGACGCAGAACGTCAGCAGGAACCAAGATACCTTGAGCCGATTGACCGAAGGCACGCTGGGCGGCTTCAGAGCACTCGAATTCAAAGGCAGCAGCACGTTGTGCGGCACGGTCAGTAGGGTTAGCCAAGGCGTTGATAGCACGCATCAGGCTGAAACGCTTGATTTCAGTCTTGTTCATGCCA